GGCACGGACCAGCGACATCATCGGCTGGTACACCGGCAAGCCTGCGGGCTCCAAGGCCCACATGGGTCATTTGACGGTCTCCACCGCAGACGCCACGACGTTCATCCTGAACGTCGACACGTCCACCCCGGACGGCACGACGTCCGTCAACAACGGCATCGTGGACTCCATCACGCCGTACGGTTCGGTGAGCAACGTCTGGGCCTCGGGTGACGTGCTGGCCATGCACGGCTTCTACGAGGCCAACACCTAAGGAGCCTCATGGATATCGTCTCTCGGCTCCCGTTCGGACTGGGCAGGGCGGTCACCACCGGTGCCACCACCCAGTCCGGGACCGTCGCCTACGACGTGGCGATCGGCGGGCAGCTCTTCATGTCCGCCTACGCGGACGACCGGCCGTACACGCGGGGCATGGCCCCGATCCGCAAGGAGCAGTTCGACAACGACCGCGAGCCTGGCGAGCAGTCGCTGGCCAACTGGTGGCTGCGCTCGCAGTCCACGTTCGTGGGCGGCGAGGGAATCCTGTACCAGGACCCGGACCAGGTCTCTGCGGCCAATCTCCAGAACCGGCACACGATCCAGTACGGGCACTCGGTGGGCCTGAACCCGTGGACGAACGGGAAGCTGACGCTGCTGCGGTCCACCAGTCAGCGGGTGGCTGACGCGTCCGGCGCCAATCACTACGTGATGGGCTGGAAGAACGGCGGTGTGGACTCGTTCTACTCCGCCTTCGGCACGAACCTGAAGTCGGACGACGGTACGACGACGACGAACATCACGTACGGCGGCATCAACAACATCGTCTCCCTGGCCTCGGACGGCACGAAGTACTACGCGGCGGACTCGGTCGGCATCTGGTCCGGCACCGGAACGGGTGCCGGATCGAAGCTGTGGAACACCGGCTCTGCGAACACGGTCATCGGGTGGGTCAAGGGCCGCCTGATGGCGGGCATCGACAACAAGGTCTACGAGCTGGTGGGCGGCAGCCCGCCCACCCTGCCACCGGTGAAGTTCACGCACCTCAACAGCGCGTTCGTGTTCACGTCCATCACCGAGGGCGTGGGCAACATCTTCATGGCCGGGTACGCGGGCAGCCAGAGCCAGATCTACAAGTTCACCCTGGACACGTCGGGCAACGTCCCGACGCTGGCCTCCGGTGGTATCCAGGCGTGCCAGATGCCGGTGGGCGAGATCGTGCTGTCGATGAACTGCTACCTGGGCAACTTCATCGGCATCGGCACGAACCGTGGCTTCCGCGTCGGCCAGGTGGACGACCAGACCGGTGACATCGTGTACGGCCCGCTGCTGTTCACGGTGCCCTCGTCCGTGACCTCCGGGGTCACGGCCATCGCCGCGTACGACCGGTTCTTCTTTGTCGGGATGACGAACGGCATCGATGGCAGCTCGGGCCTGTACCGGGTGGACCTGTCGCAGACGATCTACGACAACGGCTCGACGGCATCGCTGAAGTTCGCATACGCCACGGACTTGCAGACCCACCTGACCGGTGCCATCACCGGGGTCACGAACTTCGGGACGTCGGACCGCATGGTGATCGGCCAGGTGGGTCAGGGCTCCTACCTGGAGAGTGCCACCACGCTGGAGCCCACGGGTTACTTCACCACAGGCCGGATCAGGTACTCCACTCTGGAGCCGAAGATCTTCAAGTTCGTGACGGTGCGGTTTCCGGCCACGTACTTCGGGACGATCGCGGCCAGTGTGTTCGACCCGTCCGGGGCGCAGACCTCGGTGTACTCGGTCACCGAGGGTTCCGGCCAAAGGATCAATGACATCGCCCTGGCCGCGCCCTCCAGCGCGGTGGAATGGCTCCAGCTTCGCCTGGACTTCACCCGGTCGGGGAACAACTCTGCCCTCGGTCCGGAGGTGAACGGCTGGCAGTTCAAGGCAATCCCTGGTGCGATCCGCCAGCGGGTGTTCACGGTGCCCCTGATGTGCTTCGACAAGGAAGCGGACAACAATGGTCAGTGGGACGGCTACGAGGGCCGGACCCTGGACCGGCTGGAAGCGTTCGAGCAGCTAGCCCAAAAGGGTGACGCGGTGGTGTTCCAGGACCTGAATCTGCAACGCTCGTGGACGGTCATCATCGATGACTACGAGTACAAGCAGATGGCGCAGCCCGCCTTCAATTCCAACGGCTACGGTGGCTACCTGACGGTCCAGATGCGTACCATTGCTGACGTAGTCAGCTAGGGAGAGGAACGCCATGGCTGAGAAGCCACGACACGAGCTGTGGAACGAGGACGGTACGCCGAAGCGTCCCGTCCCGCCGGACACGGACGACGCCTTCCGGGAGATCGTCCAGTCCGAGAGCAAGGCCCATGAGCAGGAAGCCTTCCTGACCTACGTGAAGGCGAAGCAGGAGTTCAAGCGGAACACCCCGCCGACCATAGGGGACGTGGTCCACTTCTGGGACGGCCAGCGGTGTATGGCCGCCATGGTGGCGGAGACGGAGCAGTACACGCACGCCTGCACGGCGCACGTGTTCGTGCCCCGGGAGGCGTGCCAGTGGTGGCACGTGGACCACGACGAGGCCAAGGAGACGGACAACACCTGGCACTGGGCGGAGGAGTCGTGAGCTGGATATGCGGCGCCTGCCGCTGGCAGAACTTCACGGCGGCACCGCCGTGTCTGAACTGCGGTGCCGGGCACATGGACTCCGAGACCCCTCAGTGGTTCGTGCGGGACGTCCCGGAGGGGACGCCGTGGAGCGAGGCCGAGAAGGAGTCTGTACGGATCGTGCAGCGCGCTCTGCGCCTCGTTCCGACCGGGACCCTTGACATACCCACGGCGGCGTCTCTGAGGGGCGCACAGCGCCTTTACGGGCTGCCGGTAACGGGCATCCTGGACGCGAGAACGGCCATCGTGATCGATGGCCTCCGACCGTGGGTAGTAGAGGAAGAGGGACGTCCATGCCGTCCGTACTGAGCAAGAACGTCACCAGCCGGGCCCTGTGGACCGGCGCCCAGGTGGGCATAGCCCTGGCGGTCACGCTGCTGCCGGGCATCTCCGCCTGGTGGGCAGCACCGATCGCGGTGCTGCTCTCTGCGGTGAAGACGAATGTGGTCGATGCGCACTTCGCTCCGAAGCCGCAGGCGGTGACGCCCGCACCAGCAGAGGAGACCGGACCATGACCATCAACGAACTGGGCTTTGTCTTGATCGTCGGGATCTTCGTTATGGTCCTTCTCCAGGTTCTGGGTGTATTGCCCAGGTAACGGAGGAGGGGCCGGGTGTCGCCACTTTCTGATCTGCCAGAGGGCGCTGTGGTCATAACAACGGCGGATATCTACCGCCTGCTCATGGAGCTGACCCGGGAGATGGGTGAGCTGAAGGGCGCTGTCACGAAGCTCTCGGAGCGAGAGCGTGACATCGATGACCACGAGGCGCGCCTGCGGGCCCTGGAGCGGAACAGATGGCCGCTTCCGGCCCTGGCGGTGCTGATCTCGGTCGGGAGCATGATCACCGAGTTTGTGACTCTGACCCACAAGTAGAAACCGAGAACCCCAGGTCCGAGCTGACCTGGGGTTCTCTTGTCCGGAGGAGAGGAATTCGACCGGAGATGGCAGCCGGGTGGAAGCCGATGCCACCCACAGTCTGCCACGGTGGTGGATGGTTATGCCTCCACCACCGAGATGGATGCGTGGAATATCCGGGTGATCACGGTCGTGTGTTGCTTGATCGTGACCGTGTCGCGGTAGTCCACGCACACGTCCTGCGCCGTGTCCACGGCGTCCTGCTCGGTGAGGAACTTGTTCTCCCCCTGGGGTATCACCAGCGCGTGGCCGTCTGCGTTGCAGATCTCGTACCACTCGACAGTGAACCCTTTCATGTCGATACCGGTCATCCGTTGCTCTCCTGCACATACGGGTCGATGAGATCGGCGCCCTTTTCGAGGCCGCCCATGAACCACACCGTCCCGACAGAGGCCCGGTAGCCGGGGGGAGGGCGGTGTTCCTCCCGGTATTCACGGATTATCTCCGCGTAGTGGTGCACATAGTCATCGAGCAGCGTCGTCATGCGCTCGACGTACTCCGGGGCAGTGACCCGCATGATCAGATCGTGGGTGTGGGTGATGTCGCTACGAGCGCTCACGAGCACTCCCCTCCGGATCGATCAGGGTGGCCATGAGACGGGCCACCCCACGGACCACGGCGCTGGACTCGTGGGGTGTAGTGATCATGGTGACGAGGATGCCGACCTCATCCGAGTCGGCCCAGGCCCGGATGACACCCGCCAGCTCGTGGGCGTAGGCGTCGATGGCCTCGTTCACCTCGTCGCCCGTGACGGGCATGTCGCCAGAGGCGACGAGGAACAGCTTCTCTCTGGCGTTCACCAGCGCTCCATCTCTTCAGGCGGCGCCATGGACCAGTCCTTGGACAGGTGGTCCGGCACCGCGTCCGAGGGGAGCCCGGACCACAGATCCTGATTGGCCGGGGCGCCCCCGGCGGGGGCGTCACCCAGGCTGCTCGGAGGCATCATCAGGATCTTTCCTGGCTCGGCAGGGGGAACAACACTCCCGGCCGGGCCAGCAGATGCAGTCCTTGGTGTCGGGCTGCCGGTCGTCGGCGCAGCAGGACCACTCGCAGCCGTCGGGACAGCTATCCCCAGCTCCGTCTCCAGCTCGAAGATCCTCGCCTCGCGGTCCATCCGGGCCCCCTTCATCGTGATCACCACGTTCGTCAGAACCTCGATGATCTCCTCGTCCGTCATCTCCGGACGTATCTTCCAGAAAGCCCCCATCGTCGGGGACTCCCACGTCAGGGTTGTGACCCCCTTCAGGGTCCTCACCTTCAGTGACATTGACCTCTCCCTCCAGCAGCGGCCGTGCCGACATGATGCCGGTCACGACCGTCCGCTCACTGAGGATCAACAGTCCTCCGCTGGAGACGGTGAAGGCAAACCCCCCGGGGACGAATGCCTCGAAGAGCTGACCGTCCTGGGTCTCGAAGATCACGGCCATCGGATGGTCGGTCATCACTTGCCCCTGTTCTTGGGGGACATCAGCAGTAGGGCGACAACAATGATGGCGACGATCCCAAGACCGCCGCCACCCTTGCTCGCCGCGTCAGCGAGTATCAGCACGTCCTGCCATCCACTTCAGCCACTTCTCGCCACCCGTGCACTTGGTGCACCAGGGCAGCTCCGCGCCCCAGGCGACAGCCTCGGCGCGGACTTCCTTCTGGATCTGCTTGTACGTCTTCGGCTGGCCGGTCTCCTTGTTCTTGTTGAACGGGGAGACGGTCTGCAAGAACGTCTTCTGACGACGCGTCGTCTTGTTGCAGCCCTGGCACGGGCCGTACTGGTGGCCCGTCCAGGTCACCTTGTCGAACTTGTACGTGGTCTCGATCCTCACGCTCTCCCTCTCCTCACTTCCCGTGCTTGAGGCAGGGGAATGGATCTCCGCAGATGGGGCACATCTCTACTCGTCCTCTTCTTCCAGCTCACGGAGCACCCGCTCGACCTGTTCCTTGTCCTTGCGGTACTCCTCTATCTCGTTGTTCAACACCTCCGCCCGCTTGCGGTAGCGGACGTAGTCCACGATGTTCCAGATCAAGGTTCCGATACCGAGCGTGATCGGGATCGCTGCAACGATCCCGATCACGAACAGGAACCAGTCCACCGGCTGCCAGTTGCTCATGCGGTCATCCTGGCGTAATCCAGGTCCAGCGCTTCAGGTAGTGGCCGGGGTGCGGGGGTGCCGGGTCCAGCATCCTCAGAACCAGCTCGTGCCTCTCGGCCCCGTTGTCCAGGTACCACACGCGGTGGATGGCCTCGCGCAACTCCCTGCGGTACAGGGTCCGGAAGATCCGGGAGCGATGCTCCCGGATCACGGTGCCCCTCACGGAGCCACCCACCCTGTGGCCAGGGACGGGCACCCGATGGCGATGTAGCACTCATCGCAGGCGAAGTGGTTGGTGTCCGGGTTGTAGGTGCCTTCCTCGTTCAGGCAGTAGGCAGTCCCGGTCTCGTACATGTCGCCGGGGTGCCCGTAGTAGCCCTCGAAGGCCCGCTCCGCGTCGCTCCCGCAGCGGAAGCAGGTCAGATCAGTTCCCAGTCGCTCCAGCGAGCCACTTTCGGACGGCATCGCGTCCTCCCTTGGTGTAGATGGAATTGACGTCCTCTCCTTGCGGGGGACGCACCGCCCTGGCCTTGATCTCCGTGGAGAGGAAGGCCCCCAGGCGGTAGCCCGCCTCGTCTCCGTCGGCCACCACGAACACGTTCGGGTAGTCCATGAAGCAGCGGGTGAAGTGGTCCTTCCAGTTCTTGACGCCGGGCACGGCGATGGCGGCGTAGCCGCACACCGACAGGGTGAGGGCGTCGATCTCGCCCTCACAGATGTAGATCGTGTCCTCGGCTTTCTTGAAGTCCAGGACGTTGTACAGCGTCCGCTCGACACCGAGCGGCGCCCGGTACTTCGCGCAGTGCCTGGGCTTCCCGTCCTTCCCGATGTACAGAATCGTCTCCTTGCACACGTGCTGCTCCAGGCAGCGGAAGGAGAAGGTGACGATGCCGTGAGGCGTGATGTACGGGATGGAGAGCCGTCCGACGAACTGTTCGTGCCCGAGCTGGGGGTTACGCAGCACGCCCAGGCGGTACGTACTTGCGACCTCCGGGCCTATGCCCCGGCTTGTCAGATACGCCTGGGCGTACGTATCGGCTGCGAGATCCTTCTGGTACTGCAATGCCGCTGTCTCGAAGAACAGCTTCTGCTCGGCGCTCGGCAGTTGCACGGTCGCACGTCTCCATCGCCATGATCAGGTTGATGGCCGTGCCCCTCGCGTCGCAGGCGAAACAGATGAACACGCCCTTGGACAGGTCGTAGGAGAGGGACGGATGCCCCTCCCCGTGGACGGGGCACAGGATCACGCCGGTATCGCGGGCGCTGGTCCAATCGAAGTCGGAGACGTAGCAGGAGAGGACTGGCCCCAGCGGCTGCGGCTCAGCTCCTCGGCCGTGATCATTTCCTGAAGCAGCTCCACGGCGAGACGAAGATCCATACGACGCCATGTCCACGCCTCTTCCTCTGGGAAGCCGGTGGTGGGCATGGACGCCTCCCACTGCTCGACCGGCTTACGGGGGACTCGCCGAACGAGCAGGCACAGGGGCGTGCCTGCGGTGTCACGCTGCTTGATCGTGTCCAGCACCCAGGCCGCGTAGCGGTTCGCTTCCACGTACTTGACCTGGATCGTCGTGAAGGGGACACCATCGATGTCCCCCTGGTCGTCGTTGCGACCTTCGCGCAGGCGGCGATCGGCCATCCAAAAGCCCTGCTCCCGGAGGTACTTCGCCACCATGCGCTCGGTCGCGCTGCCCTTGCGGGCGTTAGCGGTAGGCAACGGGGATCTCCTTGTCGCGCTCGAATCCGGCAACGCCCATGTCAGAGCAGTGCGTGCAGGACCAGTAGAACCAGAGCGCGGCGCTCTGGTCGAGACGCGTGGCCAGGGAGGGATGCCAATCGGCACCACGCCGGTGATCCCGCAGGATGCGCCGGGTCAGTCTCGCTCGTTTGTTCACAGCAACTCCACCATCCTGCGGCACGAGGTGTAAGCCTCGTGCCATCTCGGGAACGGGCCGTGCGCCGTGACTATCCGGGCCTGGTGGCCCGTGTAGTGCCAGAACCAGTCGACACGTCCAGTGGACTGTCGCACGGCGTAGACACGGCCTCTCATGAACGGGGCGAACTCGATGTCGTGGCCCCGTAGTGGCAGCGCGTGAAGATCGCTCATTTCCTCTCCTCCTGTACAACTCTGAGCGATGTCTACACCACTACCCGTGAGTAGATTCCTTGGGCCAGGCTTCCTCGAAGAACTCCAGCGCTATGGCCCCGACGGTCGGAGACAGCGCCATCGACTCCCCGCTGATGAAGCCCTCTATCCAGTCGCGGCTGCGGCCTGCGGCGCGGGACGCCGCCACCATCGCGTACGTCCGCTCCTTCAGGTCGACCATGCTCTGGTCGACCCTGTCCTTCGCTGCTAACAGGTCTGCGATCTTCGTCATGTTCCTCTCCTCACTTCCACCATTCGCCCCCGCCGGTGTAGGCGGGGGGCCGGACTTGGGGTGTCCAGTCGGACACCTTGCCGATCACGGGGTCCACGCTCATCCGTATGAACGAGCCCCCGGTCGGGTCGCACTTGGCGAACCGGTTCTTGACGCAGCCCGCCAAGACCTCGCCCTGCGAGGTGCCGGGCGCGAAGTTCACCATCAAGACGGGGATGGCGGACAGCTTGCCCAGGACGTCCCCACGGGACGGCACCGGGTGCTCTGCCGTCGGCTTCCAGCCGTCGGAGACGTGGTGCACCAGGTGGACCGCCGCGCCCGTCTCACGGGCCAGCAGCTTCCCTTGGCGCATCAGCTCCTTGAGCATGGACCACTCGTCCTTGTGGCCTTCCAGGTACACGTCGGAGACGATGTCCACGACGATCTGTTCCGGCCAGATGCCCTCCATGCAGCCGTAGGCGTACGTCCCGTTCCACACGTCGTCTAGCGTGACGCTGCCCGCGAAGTCCCACCGGATGAAGTCGTAGGGCTCCAGCAGGGCCACGGCCTTGGACAGGTGTGTGGAGTTGGGGTTGAGCCAGCCCTCGGTCTGCTCGGTCGGCGTCCCGGACAGGATGGACAGCATCCGGGACGCGATGGTCGACTCATCCGAGTCGGTGCTGAACGCGAGGGTGGGCACCCTCATGTTCATGATGGCGTTCATGATCGCCATCGTCTTGTAAGAGCCTGATGGCCCCGCCCACAGGTGCACGGAGTTGCGCCGGATGCGCATTCCTGCGGACTCCCATGATGCGAAGGCGGGGGGCAAGGGTTCCTGACCCGTTGCCCCCCGCTTCACCAGGCGAGATAGGCGATGCACCTACCCCTCCTCGGGGATCTCCTTGACGTAGATCCCTGCCTTCCGACAGAGATCCATGGTGTGTTGGGTGCCGTTGCCGGTGGGGTGGGGGAAGGCGAGGCACATGTCCGCGCCCTTGGCCACCATCTCGGCGTTGCGTCGGAACCCGGCGGACTTGTCCACCGACCCGTCATCCTTGAGCCAGTGCGCCGGGTACCGGACCTCGGTGACCTCATGGATGGTGTGGGTCTCCGCCCACTGGTGGGCGAAGAGATCGGCACCTATGGGGCAGGCTCCGTGCACGAGTACGAAGGGACCGTGCTCTTCCAGGAGCGCGCTTAGTTCGTCCCAGACCCGTTGCTTGTCGGTGCGCTTGCGGCCACCAGTGACGATGACTCTCATGGCGTGACCGCGAAGCCCATCTGGGAGACGTGCTGCGCGAGCGAAGGCTCGATCCAGTAGTCGGACTTGTCGCCCCACTGGATCTTGCCCTTGAGCTGGTCCTTGTACTGCTCGCGCCAGTTCTTCCACGCGTCGAACCCGGGCCCCGTACGGGCGTTCACCCGAAACCAGCCCGGAGGCTGAGGTTTCGGCTGCGCCCGGTTCCCCTGCTGTCCACCGCCACCGTTGCCAGCCCAGCCGCCATTCTGCGGGGGCGGGGCGAACTGGCTGGACGGCTGCCCACCGTAGGCGGGCATGGAAGGAGCGGAGGGTGGGGCCATGAAGCCCCCCGGCGTCTGCTGAGGCGCCTGCGCGGGCGGGACCGGGGTCATCGGGCCCAGGGCCGCCCCGAGCTGTCCCTGGGACCGCAGGGAGGCTTGCGCGGCAGCGATGTTCGCCCACACTCCGCCATCTTCAAGGTCGTTGAAGATCGCGGTGATCTCCGAGGCGTTGAAGCCTCGGATGGTGATCTGCGGCTCGCCGGTGACCTTGAAGTTGATGGAGATGGGAGCCTCGGGCAGGGGCCCGTGCTCGGGGTAGGACACGACCGGTCGCAGGGCATTCGGCGCCACGGCGCCGGACTGCTGTCCATCGTCCGGGGTCCATGTGGCCACGGACTCTGGGCTCGGGGCCAGCTCGCCCCAGTCGATACCGTCGTCGTTCTGGTCGGTCAAGATCATTCCTCTCACGTCGGACAGGCAGAGCCTGCACCGTTCGTCCCCCACCAAGTAGAGGTGGGGGCACGGAATCGGGTCAAGAACGGTACTCATAGCAGCCGTTCAGCGGGTGGGGACGATGCTGAAGACCGTCATCAGTATGGCCAGGGCCAGGCCCAGACCCAACCGAGGGGCCCAGGCCCTGATCACGCGGACTTGCGCTTCGCGCCGCCGCCGTGGCACTGCCCGAGATGAGCGATGAGCGGACCGCCCCCTATGGGGATGAGGTGGCCACACCCCCACGGGCAGGCGGCCGAAGTGCGCTCAATCCTGCGCTTCTTCAGGTCCGCCGCCATCGACTTGCTGCCCGCCGACTTCTTGCTTGGCATCCTTCTTCACCTCCTTGCGCATGCCGATCCCGCAATAGCCGATGGCGAACATGGAGAGTCCGATCAGGCAGAGCAGGAAGAACGTCTTGATCCCGGTGATCTTGGGGTCGGTGAGGATGCTCACCCCCAGGGCGCAGACGCCCGCGACGTACAGGCCGGGCGACGCGGGGTACTTCCACCGGGTCGCTGCGGCGGCGAACCCTACAGCCCATAGGGCTATGAAGATCCACCAGAAGATCTCATGCATTTCCTCTCCTCAGAACTTCGGTGCGTACTCCGGGTGGTCGGGGTCGTAGTACTCCGCGTCCTTGCCGTCGTACGCGTAACAAGCGTCCTGCACGTCACACATGCGGCAGGACGATCCGAGATGGGCCGGGAAGACCCGTGCGCTGACCGCACGGGCGAAGTGCCCGAACAGCTTCCCGACGTAGTCGGGGGTGTACTTGGTCAGGTCGAACGCCTTGCCCAGACGTCCTTCCCGGTTCATGAACGCGCTTCCGATCTCCGCCTTGGCCCCATACAGGTGCGTGAAGCACGCCCCGTAGGTGCCGAACTGGAGCGGGGTCTTCGGACCCCGCGTCCCGGTCTTCAGGTCGATGATGTGGATCTGCTCGAACATGGGCGAGTAGAAGATCCGGTCGGCGTATGCCTTGATCTCCAGCGGGCACCCCGGCAGGGTGCACGACAGGTCGATCTCGATACCGACCGCTTCGTCCCCGCCCGGCTCCATGTCAACTCGGTCGACCCACACCACGTAGTCCGAAGCCTTGCGCCACTGGATGTAGTTACCTACCAGTAGGGGTCCGATTTTCATCCACCTGGCGTAGGTCTCCGGGTTGTCCTTCGGGCCAGCAGCCCGCCACATTGAAGTGTCGGGCCACCGCTCCGAGATCTCCTTGACCTCTATCTCGAAGGCGTCGGCGAAGTGCTGGGCGATGGAAAACCGTGGCCGGTTCACCGGGTCCAGCAAAGTCCACCGGTCGTACGCCTCCGTGGCCGCGTGCACGGCCGACCCGCCAGCGAACCACCAGGCAGGGAGCGCGGGCGCTCCCTGTATCTTGCGCAGCTCAACAGCCTTGGGGCAGTTGAACCACGCGTCCATGGTGGAGTAACTGGCGTGCTTGATTTCACCCAGCTTCCGGGGTTCCCCGGTGACCGATGGTGAGCGCCGTGCCATAGATCCGACTCCCGTTCCCGACTCGGGTGAGTACGTTTCGGGCGACGTCCCGGACCAGCTTCACGTCCTCCGCCTTGATCCAGCACAGGCTGTATTCATTGGCGAATACCTTGACCTTCAGGTGGAACCATTGGTCGTCATCCGTCTGGCCAAGGTAGTACCCCCATACGACACGGCGCCCGTAACGCACCCAGCAATCGCCCTCGGAGGGGTTCCTGTCAGGGAATTCGGGGCCGACGTAGGAGACTTCCGCCTCGGCCTTTTCGGGCCCGGAGACAGCCTCTCGGGCTGCCTCCGCCGCAGCCTGGACGGCTTCCCGGCGCTCCCTCTCCAGGTCCACCAGGTACGAGATGATCTCTGGGCTGCATCCGATGATGCGGGCAGCCTCGCCTCGCATCATCTTGCGGACCATCAGCAGCTCGTAGGCCAGGGCCTGGTACTCCAGCTTGACCGGGCCGGTCAGGTTGCGAATGTTCTCGTTGTGGGTCCGGCGCAGCCTGACGCGCTGGCCGGGGTCGAGTCCTCCCCAGACTCCTTCTATTTCTCCGAGGCTGTCCCGGGCGCACTCCTTCACCACGGGGCAGTCGGCACAGATTCGTTTCGCCACGTTCCACAGGGACTGCACCTTGTGGGACGGGTTGGTCAGCGGCTCCGTTCCCAGCGCCTGGTCGGTAAAGAAGATCTCCGGGTCCTTGGTGGAACACAGAGCCTCGGTGACCCAGCGCTTCTCAAGATCGACTATCACCGTCATGCTCCTCTACATGACGGGCCGCTCTGTCTTCCACCAGGTCCAGTAGCGCGACCAGAAGATCCGCGCACAGGTACGTGAAGTGGACGATGATGCGGCCGAGTTGGTGAAGGTTGTGCTGCTCGGCGAACCGGTGCAGATCGGCGCGGATGATCTCCACTTCCGGCATGGTCTGCGCAGCGAGGGAGCGGCAGACCAGCTCGTGCGCCCATGGCGCGTCGCAGGTCCCTTCCTCGTCGTCCTCCAGGTACTTCCCGAGATCCAGGTCCGGGTCATCTGCCAGCACCCGGCCCCAGTTGCGGGTGGTCAGGGCGATGGCCATGACCACTCCGGTGAGATATTCCAGCCCCTGTTCCGAGGCTTTGAACATCAGCAGACCCTGCATCATGGGCTTCTCGTGCATCGCGGCGGTGAGGATCATCTCCGCGTGCATCTTTGTCTGCTCAGCCGCCAGCTTCAGCGTCTCGCTTTTGACGATCGCTTCCATCTGCTCGACCGGCCCGATCTCCTCCATCGGTTTCCCTCTCCGGATTTTCGTGGCGCACACAGACGAGCGCCCCTGCACGCACGGCTCTTGTCCCGCAAACGCACGCCGGGGTGCGTTGGTACGGACTTGAGCCGGTTGCGTAGTAAGTGTTGCCCTCTCCTTCTACGTGATCAAGATCTAGGTGATCGGTGATGGCCCGAACCTGCTCGGCCCGCGCGGCATCCCACGCGGCGTTCGGGTCTCTGACAAGGGGGACCAGGACATATCGCCCGTGGCCCCGTTTGGTCCGCCAGTCCCAGGCGAACCTCTCTCCGATGGCACGAGCAGAGGCCACTGCCTTGGTGGACAGTGGCCCCACTGCTGCTACGTACGACGTGTCGTCGTCATCGAGACGGAAGTGACCCAGAACGATCATGTTGTGGGTCTTCGCCCTCATCTCCTCGTAAGAGGAGATGGCCATCTCTGCGATCTCGTCCGCCAATTCCTCAGCCGTCCGCTCCGAGTTGGAGGGACGGCTGAGAAGGTCGGCAACGAGCTTAGAGATCTTCTTGTGCTCGCCGAGTGTGGGCATCGACGGACTTCCTGACGGTCATCGGACCCAGCCCCGTGCTGGCCTCCATCGCAGCGTAGGCGATGCCCGCCTCATAGGCTTCCGCCATGAGCTGGTCCCGTTTCATCTCTGCGTTCTCGACGTCTTCCTGAGCCTGCGACAGACGCTTGTTCCAGGACCGCTTGGCAGCCACGGACAGAGACATGTTCAGCTTCGCCCGCTCGCCACGCGTAGGGTCTTCGCTTTTACGCCTGGTCATGCGGCCTTCTTCTCCTCGATCATGGTCACGCCGTGCTCGTTGTTGTACTTGGCCCAGTCCCACCCGATGACGGCAGGCAGGCGCTCGGCCGGGGTCCAGCGCAGGATCGCCAGGGAGCGGTCCTCGGCCCACGCGTTCCACGCCTTGACGATCGTGGCGTAGACCAGGTTCCGGTTCTTCGCGCCGCTCATGTTGCGGTGGTTGCGGACGAACCGGTTCCGGAGCTGGAGGCGGGGGTCGTAGGTCGAAAGGCTGTCGCCGGTCATCAGGCCCTTGCGCCAGGCTTCGATCTTCTCGGGGGTGCCGTACTCGGTCCGGGACGCCTGCGCCAGCACCGCCAGGTGCGCGGCGGGGGTGATGTAAGCGGCGTTGCGGATCTCAAGGGCGCACACGGAGTGCCGCGACAGCTCGGGCCATTCCTGGACCAGGCTGTAGATCTCCGGGGAGGTGATCCTGGTGAAGCGCGGCATGTCGAACGGGTCTTCGTCGGCCAGGGCCCCCAGGTAGCGGGCGCCAGCGGCGACGGAGACGGCGTTCGGCACACCCAGCAGGTGCGCGGGCTGCCGCTTATAGCCCTGATCAAGGGCGTCGAACGTGTCGCGCGGCTCGTTCGGGTACACCCAGAAGGCAACGGTAATTTCACCGTTGGCCACTGCGGTGAGCCGGTGACCGCCGTCGATGATGTCTCCGTGGGTGTCGAAGATCAGACCCTGCCGGGTGGTCTTCCAGCGCCCGTTGGCCATGTCCGACATGTATCGGTTGACGACGGACTTGGAGACCTTGCGGTTCTTGTCGTAGGTCCGGTGGGACAGCCAGTCGCTGGCCATCTCCGGAGTGACCAGCAGTATCTGCGCCTCAGACGGCAGCGGGTACTGGCTCGTCTCCAACACCGGATTCCTGTGCTCCATTGCTTTCCTCTCCAGCGGATAGCTCCGCCTGATGTTTGGGACAAAACGGCTGAATGGCTTCGGAAGTGACCCCACGGGGGCGAGGACAATACTTCCCTGGCTCGACCATCCAGCCGCAGACCGGCTCGTTTACAGCCGGATAGTAGCTCAGGTACTCATGCGGGCCAACTAGCTCGACGTCCGCAGCGAAGTACCTGTCGGCTTCGCGAATCTCGCCATGGGGTAGGACTTCTACCCAGTTGCGACCTCTGTACGTCGCTCGGCCATCATCATGTGTCGCGGGCTCCCAGCGCACGGCACAATAAGGGTTCAGCTTGGTGCGTATCCAGAAGCCGTAGCGCTGGGCTTCTAGCATTCGCTCGGTTAGTGACTTGGTCACACGACTCCCAGGCACCTTTCCTTTGCTTGGCGGTGACCTTCTATGGTTTGGCCGGACCCGGGGGGTTTCATGACTTCCCCTCCCCGGGTCCGACCCTCCCCCCACCTTCACTAGGCGGGGGACGTTCGCTGGGCCACCATCTCCGCTAGGCGGTGGCCTTTTCTCTGCTAGGCGGGGGACGCCCCCGAAGGGGCGCCCCCCTCTCCTGCCCTAGCTCTCCCCGAGGGGGCAGGAGCCTTGCGAGGAGTCACCACCCTTCGCCTCCCCGGTATCGGGGTTGATGGTGACTCCCCTCGTGCCTCCGACCGGATTTGAACCGGTGCCTATGCCGTCGCATCGCTCTACCTGACTGAGCTTCCGGAGGCTCTGTGCGCCCCGTAGGGCGCCCAGAAGGGCCCACCCTAGCGGGTGGGCCCACTGGACTACTTGACGGCCCCCAGAAGCGCCGTGAACGCTTCCGGCGAGACGCGCAGCGCCGGACCGGCCGGACGCTTGGTGTCCTTGATCAGTACCGTGTCGGCAACCGGACTGGCCACCTCTACACACGAGTTGTTCTGCCCGCACTTGTGCGAGCTGATCTTGCTCTGAGTTGCCCCCAGCTTGATCATTTACTGCCTCCCGTTGTTGCAATTCGGGCAGACGTTCGTGCCGTCCTTCAACGGCCACCCGCAGAGGATGCAGGCGAACCAGCCCAGGACGGCACCGATGATCTTGTTCACGATTGGTCCTCCCACCCGAAAACCCCCCAGGGCAAGCCCTGGGGGGTAGACAGGTGAAGGGTTACGCGGCGGTCGTCACGCGGTCCGGGTGGACCAACGAGACAGCCTCGGGAGCGGTGCCAAGGAAGGCACCCTCCGACGCGCTGACCGGCCCGACAAAGTCCGGGTCGACAGCCTTGGCGGCGTTCGCCTTGCGCGTCTCCGCCGCCCGCCGAGCACCCTCGGAGCGGTTGCGGTGGACATTCTCGGCGTACGCCTCGTCATACTTCTGCCATTCAGCCTTGGCCTGCGCGACAGCGTCTTCCCGCTCGGCCCGCAGGATCGGAGCGACACGGGCCATAAAGTCCCGTGCGTACCCGCTCCCGTAGGTCCGGCGGATGTAGCTGCGCAGGGCCATCTGTTCTTTCATGGACGCGGTGAACGCGTTGTCCATGCCCTCGAAGATGCCCGCAGCCTCGGCCCGCTCCATGTACCGGTCAAAGACCGTGCACATGTCGTTGTCATCCTTGGCGATGTCCCACAGCTCAGGAGCCGACGCGGGCATGTACTTCACCAGGATGGTGGCCTCGTGCTCGCTCTCCAGGGTGTGGTCGATCAGCCAGGTGATCACCTTGTGACCGGCCGCCGCCGCCTCCTCCCGGAGGATGGCCCAGGAGTTGGGGTTCTCCGAGCTGTATCGGTGGTCCGGGTTGCGAGCGCTGCCACTGACAAAGTCGTTGTAGCGCTCATCGTTCTCCCGGTTGCGGTTCCGGTTTTCGGGCAGACGCTGCCACTCGCGCTGTGCCGAGTAGCTGTCGAACGAGTCCGGCCGACCGGCGTTTTCCGGGTCGGCATAGTACTCATCCTCCTTCTCCCACACGTAGCGCTGCATATCCCGGTTGTAGAGGGACTGCCCCCGGCGGTGCTCAACGAGCGCCGCCTCACGCGACGTGTGGAACTTGGCAACCTCCGGATACACGCGACGGGTGACCATGTCGCCCCGGTTGTTGCGGAAGGTGATCTCCACCAGCTCATCGGTGTTGATCTTGTTTCCAGTGCTGTTGTTCTCTCCCATGACTGGACCCTCTCCTTGATCCCCGAATGG